TCAGATGACGAACTCACGGCATTCAATGCGGTGATGGAATCTGGCAACCAATACCTTCAGCAATATGCTGTGCGTGAACTGGAGAGTCGCCGCAAGGCTGCACAGGGTGATGACAAGCCAAACCTGATTGAACCATCTGCACCTGCTGCATCTGAAGATAATGGCCCACTCTCGCGTGAGCAGTACCTGCGTGAGATGATGACTCTTAGCTCTCGCTTCGGTACAGACAAGAAAGCTGCTGCTGAGTATCAGGCTAAACTGGATGCTCGCCGTCGTGCTGGTATGGCTCGCGGTCTGTAATCAGTATTTACTGGACACTATAGAAGGGAGAAATGTCTCCCTAAATTATCAATTTGATTTATAAGGAGGTTTATTAATGAGCACCCCGAATAACCTGACCAACGTTGCAGTCTCCGCTTCCGGCGAGGTAGACAGCCTTCTCATTGAGAAATTCAATGGCAAGGTAAATGAGCAGTACTTGAAAGGTGAGAACATCATGTCCTACTTTGATGTTCAGACTGTTACTGGTACTAACACTGTAAGCAACAAATATTTGGGTGAAACCGAGTTGCAGGTTCTGGCACCGGGCCAGTCTCCGGCTGCAACCTCTACTCAGGCAGATAAAAACCAGCTGGTAATTGATGCCACTGTTATTGCTCGTAACACTGTTGCTCACCTGCACGACGTACAGGGTGACATTGATAGCCTGAAGCCGAAGCTGGCTACTAACCAAGCTAAGCAGCTTAAGAAGATGGAAGATGAAATGCTGATTCAGCAGATGCTGCTGGGCGGTATTGCTAACACTCAGACTAAGCGTACTAATCCGCGTGTTAAAGGTCATGGCTTTTCTGTCAACGTAGAGGTTAATGAAGGCGAAGCACTGGTTAACCCGCAGTATGTAATGGCGGCTGTAGAGTTTGCTCTGGAACAGCAGCTTGAGCAGGAAGTAGACATCTCTGATGTAGCTATCTTGATGCCGTGGCGCTACTTCAACGTACTGCGTGACGCAGACCGTATCGTTGATAAGAGCTACACTATCAGTCAGTCTGGTGCTACCATTCATGGCTTTGTACTGTCTTCCTACAACTGCCCGGTTATCCCGTCTAACCGCTTCCCGAAATATTCTCAGAGCCAGAAACACCACCTGCTGTCTAACGAAGACAACGGTTATCGTTATGACCCGACTGCAGAAATGAATGGCGCTATCGCTGTACTGTTCACAGCTGACGCTCTTCTTGTTGGTCGTTCAATTGATGTAACCGGTGATATCTTCTATGAGAAGAAAGAGAAGACCTATTACATTGACACCTTTATGTCTGAAGGTGCAATCCCTGACCGTTGGGAGGCAGTGTCTGTAGTTACCACCAAGCGAGAGACAAATGGCACGCCTACCACTACTGCAACTCAGGCCGCACAGCATACTCAGGTTCTGAACCGTGCACAACGTAAAGCAGTGTATGTCAAGAATGCTGCTCAGGTTGCTGCCGCTGCTTCTAGCTTGTCTGCTGAAGACTTGGTTGCTGCTGTACGTGCAGTGATGGCTAATGACATTAAGCCGACTGCAATGAAACCTACTGAGTAATACCTATGCCCTATCTACCTTGCGTAGGTAGGGTTCTTTTTGTTAGGAGGATTCATGCCTGTAATTAGACAAACCAGTAAAGTAGGACATATGATGGAAGATGTGGCCTTCCAGATTATTGATAGTAAGCTGGAAGCGGTAAACTTGTGTATGCGAGCTATTGGTCGTGAGGGTGTGGATTCTCTCGACTCAGGTGACTTGGACGCAGAAGATGCAAGCAAGATGATCGACATCGTATCCCAGCGATTCCAGTACAACAAAGGAGGTGGCTGGTGGTTCAATCGTGAACCAAACTGGCAGATTGCACCTGATACCAATGGTGAAGTCAATCTACCTAACAACTGCCTAGCAGTATTGCAGTGTTATGCTTTGGGTGAGAAGAAAGTACCCATGACTATGCGAGCAGGTAAGCTCTACTCTACTTGGAGTCACACATTTGATATGCGTAAGCATGTTAATGCTAATGGTATGATTCGTCTTACCTTACTCACCTTACTCCCCTACGAGCATCTACCTACAAGTGTAATGCAGGCTATTGCCTATCAAGCTGCTGTAGAGTTTATTGTGTCTAAGGATGCAGATCAGACTAAGCTAGCCACTGCACAGCAGATTGCCACTCAGCTTCTTATGGATGTGCAATCAGAGCAAATGTCACAGAAGCGATTAAACATGCTTGTACATAACCCTACGCAGCGTCAGTTCGGTGTCATGGCAGGTGGCTCTCAGAATGTACCTGCTTACTCTCATTCACCTTATGATAGTTGGGCACTCCGTCCTTGGGAGGATCGTTAATGGAAGTACAAGGTTCATTAGGCAGACAAATCCAAGGGATTAGCCAGCAACCGCCAGCGGTGCGCTTGGATGGTCAGTGCACAGCTATGGTTAATATGATACCTGATGTAGTGAATGGCACTCAATCCCGAATGGGTACAACTCATATTGCAAAGGTACTTGATGCAGGTACTGATGATATGGCTACTCATCATTATCGCAGGGGTGAGGGGGATGAAGAGTATTTCTTCACCTTAAAGAAAGGGCAAGTGCCAGAGATATTTGATAAGCATGGACGCAAGTGCAATGTCATCTCTCAAGATGCACCTATTGCCTACCTTTCTGAAGTTGTTAACCCTAGGGAAGATGTGCAATTCATGACTATAGCTGATGTTACTTTTATGCTTAACCGTAGGAAAGTGGTTAAAGTTAGTAATAGGAAGTCACCTAAAGTTGGAGATAAAGCCATTGTGTTTTGTGCATATGGACAATACGGTACATCTTATTCTATCATAATTAATGGAACTACAGCTGCTAGTTTTAAAACACCAGACGGTGGAAGTGCAGAACATGTTGAACAAATCCGAACGGAACGTATCGCTTCTGAATTGTACTCCAAGTTACAGCAATGGAGTGGTGTAGTCGACTATGAAATAAAAAGAGATGGTACGAGTATATTTATAGAGAGACGCGATGGTACAAGTTTCACAGTAACAACTACCGATGGTGCAAAAGGTAAGGATTTAGTGGCTATCAAGAATAAAGTTAGCTCTACTGACCTACTCCCTTCTCGTGCGCCTGCGGGTTATAAAGTGCAAGTGTGGCCTACTGGCAGCAAACCTGAGTCTCGTTACTGGCTGCAAGCTGAGCCTAAAGAGGGAAACCTTGTATCTTGGAAAGAAACAATAGCTGCCGATGTATTACTTGGGTTTGATAAAGGCACAATGCCTTATATCATTGAACGTACAGGTATCGTAGACGGCATAGCTCAATTCAAGATAAGACAAGGCGATTGGGAAGATCGTAAAGTAGGAGATGACCTGACTAACCCTATGCCTTCTTTTATTGATGAAGAAGTACCTCAGACAATAGGTGGGATGTTCATGGTGCAGAACCGCCTATGCTTTACAGCAGGTGAAGCTGTTATTGCTTCTCGTACATCATACTTCTTCGATTTCTTTCGTTATACGGTTATCTCTGCATTGGCAACTGACCCATTTGATATTTTCTCAGATGCTAGTGAAGTCTACCAGCTAAAACATGCAGTGACCTTAGATGGCGCTACCGTGTTGTTCTCTGATAAGTCACAATTCATACTGCCAGGAGATAAGCCTTTAGAGAAGTCAAATGCATTGCTTAAGCCTGTTACAACATTTGAAGTGAACAATAAAGTGAAGCCAGTAGTAACTGGTGAATCGGTAATGTTTGCCACTAATGATGGTTCTTACTCTGGTGTACGAGAGTTCTATACAGACTCTTATAGTGACACTAAGAAGGCACAAGCAATCACAAGTCATGTGAATAAACTCATCGAAGGTAACATTACCAACATGGCAGCAAGCACCAATGTCAACAGGTTACTTGTCACTACCGATAAGTATCGTAACATAATCTACTGCTACGATTGGTTATGGCAAGGAACAGACCGTGTACAATCAGCATGGCATGTATGGAAGTGGCCTATAGGTACAAAGGTGCGAGGTATGTTTTATTCTGGCGAATTACTTTACCTGCTCCTTGAGAGAGGCAATGGTGTCTATCTGGAGAAGATGGATATGGGTGATGCACTAACCTATGGTTTAAATGATCGCATCCGAATGGATAGACAGGCAGAGTTAATCTTCCAGCATTTCAAAGCAGAAGATGAATGGGTATCTGAACCGCTCCCTTGGGTTCCTACTAACCCAGAACTTTTAGATTGCATCTTAATCGAGGGTTGGGATTCATATATTGGTGGTTCTTTCCTATTCAAATACAACCCCGGTGATAACACCTTGTCTACAACCTTTGATATGCATGATGATAGCCACGTAAAAGCGAAGGTTATTGTTGGTCAGATTTACCCTCAAGAGTTTGAACCAACACCTGTAGTTATCAGAGATAGGCAAGACCGTGTATCCTATATTGATGTACCTGTTGTGGGATTAGTTCACCTTAATCTTGATATGTATCCTGATTTCTCCGTGGAGGTTAAGAATGTGAAGAGTGGTAAAGTACGCAGGGTGCTAGCGTCAAACCGTATAGGTGGTGCTCTCAACAATATAGTAGGTTATGTTGAACCAAGAGAAGGTGTCTTCAGATTCCCACTGAGAGCTAAGAGTACGGATGCTGTTTATCGTATTATTGTAGAATCACCTCACACATTCCAGCTTCGTGATATTGAGTGGGAAGGGAGCTACAATCCAACCAAAAGGAGGGTCTAATGGCTATAGGTTCAGCCGTTATGGCTGGTATGTCTTCTATTGGTAGTATGTTTGCAGGTAGCGGTGCAGCAGCCGCTGCTGGTGGTACTGCCGCAGCAGCAGGAGGGACAGCCGCCGCAGGTGGCGGAGGTTTGCTTGGCTCCCTTGGTAGTTTCTTAGGAGGTTCTTCTGCTGGCTTCTCTAATGCAGGACTGCTTAGTGCAGGTATGCAAGGTCTTGGTCTTCTAGGCAATCTTTTTGGTGGAAGTGATGAAGCCAAAGCTATGAAGAAAGCTCAGGAGGAGCAATGGCGGCAGCAGTTAATTGCTACACAAGAAGCATATAAGACAGTAGCAGATGCAGAACGCTCTGCTGCTAAACAGTATCATGCAGATGCAATCAGTAATCAGGCTTCACTGCTACAGCAAAGAGCACAGGTTGCATTACTTGCTGGTGCTACTGGTACTGGTGGTAACTCTGTGTCTTCTATGCTGAATGACTTAGCAGCAGAAGGCGGAAGGAACCAGAGTACAATTATCGATAACTATGAGAATCAGAAGATTAACTTCACCAACCAGCTTAAGTCCATCCAACGGGGTGGTCAGATGCAGATGCGTGAGTTTAAGAAACCTTCTGCAGTGAGCACCTTGGTGCAAGGTATACCGAGTCTGGCATCTGCCTATGTAACAGGTAGTAAGTCCGGCATGGCTTTAGGTAAAGCTTTAACTGATTCTCGTACATATTCATCTGGAACAAGAGGTATTTAATGGCAATTGAGCGACAAGCAGTACAAGGTCTGCCACAAGTGCAGGCCACTTCTCCTAATGTCATGACCTTTGCACCTCAGCAAGTTGGAGGTGTGGAGGCTGGCGTAGCTTCTACCTCCGGTAGTCGATTTATCGAAGACCTTATTCGAGCAGCCAGTAGTGTAGCTGATGTAACCACTGGTATCCTTAATCAAAAGATTGAGGAAGATAAGGTTGTTCAAATGGAACGGGCATATAACGGATTAATGCCTTCTGAGGATGCAACTCGTGGTGGCGCTCGTGC